TATATTTTTGTCAATCTATTTGTCATTATTAGTATACTATATAATTGACTATTGTAATCTTTACAAAAGTTTTTTTAAACGTATAGTTTTAACTTTTGTTATTATAGATTTTACTTGTTTATTATCAGATGTATTAGGTTTATCTCTATATTTGGTTGTAATATTTGTAACATTACTTTTATTATAAATTTCTAAAAATTTTTTAAAATTTTACATAAATTAGATACAAACTGAAATATTATAATTTTTTTGTTTATTATTATTATTATTATTAAAAAAATGAAAAATATTTTTTCTCAATATTGAATCAATAATTGTAATATAAAAAATGAAGAATCAAAATATAATGTTCGAGATAACTGTCAAGACTTATCTGATGTCATTTTTATGTTTTTTAGTTTTAGACATATATCTTTACAAAGATATGAGTATCTTGTTGAAAATTTATATGTTTATATTTTCAATTATTTATATAATTTCATTAATATCTTATTATTTAATTTTGGAAAGAATTAGTTATGAAACTTACGAAACTACTGTAGTTATTTTAGTTATAATATTTTTTATTTGTGGATGTTTTGAATTTATTAATATAGAATTAGAATCATTTAAAATAGTTACATTAATATTTATGATAATTTCATATCCATTAATAAATAATTGGCTTATTCTAAAAATAATTAAATTTTATGATATAGACAAGATGTGATATGATATTTATAAATTTAAAATTTAGATATTTTATTATTAGGCTGTATTGTAATCAATAATATCATCAATATTAATATTATTATTATTATTATTTTGTTTATTATTTACTAATGTATAACTATATCGCAATATTAAAACAAAACCAATTACAATAAGAATTAATTTTGTTTCATTTGTGATTTTTTCCCAATAATTTAGGGCACCATACACTACAGAGATAATTGCACCAAAGACTAATCCATATTTAATTATGGGATTTTTAAATCGTGCATTTGAAGAAAAGAATGATTGTGCAATTAATAGACTTACAATACCAAAAAAAAATACCAAAATCATTGTTTTTTGTATTTTACTATCATGTGAAGATTTTTTAAATACGACATCAGCTAATTTATAAACAAATAAATTATAAACAATAGCAACAGGTATTGCATAAATTATATTATAGAAAGTACTCATTTATATAATATTCGAACTTATTATTTTTTATATTTTTAATATAATTATTGGTTAATCATAAAAAATATCTATATATTTTAAAAATTATTATCTGATAAATTAGATAATAATTTTAGAAATTATAGAAAATAAAGGTTTTATCTCGAATTTAAATAATTGTAAATGATATAATAATTTATTATCTTAATAAAGATTAGAAATAAGAAAAAAAACACAAAAAAAAGAGAATGGGTATAGAAGGGTTTTTTAGGACTTTAGAAAAAAGAAAAAATATAAATACAGGTATTTTGGTAAATTATAAGGAAAAAACAAATATTAATTATTTTTATGTAGATTTTAATTCATTATTATATAATATATCGGCAAAGGTAGAGGAAGAATTGGGGATTATTTTATTTATTATAATTTATAAAAATAATAAAATTCACGAATTAAATAGAGAAAAAATTACTAACGAATTAGTTTTATCAATATTAAAAAAATGGGATTTTAAAATTAGATCGGAAACAACGATTGAAGACTATAAAAAATACTTTAATCCTGATTTTGTCGAGAAAAAAATAATTGGATTAATTAAAGAACACATTTTATGGATTCTATCAACATATATGATGGAAAATAAGTTGAAAAAAATATTTATTTCAATAGATGGAATACCAAATATGGCAAAAATCGTAGAACAAAAACAAAGGAGATACACATCATTTATAAGAAGTGGTATATTGAAAAAAATATTTAACGAATTTAAACTGAATAAAAAGATTCCGGAAAATCGAATATTATTTGAGGAAAATCGTTACAGATTCGACAGGAATAAAATAGTTACTTGGTCAGATTATATGAAAGAAATAGAAAATGCACTAACAGATGAGACATGGGTTAAAAATTCAATTAAAAAAAAGTATATTAATTTGGAAGAATTTGTGGTATCAGGTGCTTCAAATCCAGGAGAAGGTGAAAAAAAAATAATGGAAGAAATATTGATCAATAAAATAAACGCAAATAATAAATGGATGCTATATAGTCCAGATGCAGATATAATACTATTATCAATAATATTACAAAATATGATTTTGGGTTCGGAATTTAGCGTGTTACATTTTGATCAAGAAACTTCATCACATTCATTCGCTGACATAACGAAATTTATAAATTATATTACAAATTATATAACAAATCAAAAATCTAATATAAAAGTAACACCAGAACTCAAAAAAAATATTTCTAATGATTTCGTGATGATTGCAAATGTTTTTGGAAATGATTTTTTGCCCAAAATAATATCGATAAATGTTAAGAGTGATTTTCAAGAAATATTAAATAAATATAGTTACATGTTTGATGAAGATGGATATTTACACAATATAGTTAATTCACATAATGGTAAGATAGATTTAAATATAAAAAATTTCTTAAAATATTTAAAAATAATATCAAAAATGGAACCCGAATTAATTAGACAAAAATACATATCTGATAATTATAATACATATAAGATAAAAAAATTCCTATCACAACAAAATCCAAATAAGGAAATAACAAATTATACCATATATTATTTTGTGATACAATATATAAATGATTATGGTCAATTAATAAGAAAAATAAAAAATGGTCAAAATGTTTATGATACAAATATTAATATAATAAAAAAAATATTATTTTTTGAAACAAAAATTAAGATTGGTAAAATAAATAATGAATCATCAGAAAATTTGATGATTTTATTTAAGAATTATGTTGATGAAATTATAAAAAATTACAAAATACCAGGGCCATTTAGAACATCCAAAAAATATAAGAACAAAGTTGAGGAATTTCAAATTAAGAAATATTTGGATGATCTAATAAACGAATTAATTTATAATGAAAATAATAACGAACTTATGGAATATGATCTAGAACAAATTAAATTCGAATGGAAAATAGGTAAATATGCCAAAATGTTAAGTTCAGAAATTACATCAAAAGAAGATAGAAATTTTGGAATAGTTGATTTTGATTATAAAAAATTAAAACTATATATGCCCGAAGTTAATACACATGATTACAATAAACTTTATTTGGGCAAAGATATTAATCCAATATTAAATGAATATATTTATGGATCTTTTTGGGTTTTTGATTTTTATTTTAATAGGAATAATAAATTAAAAAATCTAAATATTGTTTCGACATGGTTTTACTCAAAACATAAATCACCATTATTAAAAGATGTTGTTACGGAGTTAGAGAGATTAATTAGTACAGGTAAAATAAGTGATGTAATTAATAATCTATATTTATATGATGTTGATAGAAAAAACTTTTTGAATAGATATGAACAAATGTTGTACATAACACCGGTAAATAAAATAGATTTAGTAATATCAGGTTATGAAAATTTACTAATGGATAAATCCTTATTTCCGGATATGGAATTATATACTGACAAAATATGGAATTTTGAAAATGGGAATATTGATTGTAGACGAATAACATTTATAACAAAATGTGATTTAAAAAAAATAAAAAATTATGAATTTGAATATTTTAAAGAAAAAATAAATAAATACAGGAAATTTTTCACTAAAGATGATTACATAAAATATGGTTATTCAATTGAAAATAAAATAATTATTTTTTCTTATCAGAGAAAAATAGGTAGATATATATATAAATATAAAAAAAAATAAACATATTTACTTTTTTATCCTGATATGTGAAAATTTATTTATTATTGAATAGATTCTTAATAATTCAATAATTATTTTTCTAACAATAATAAATTCATATGAATTTATACTTAATAATTCGAAAATATATTTTTCATCAAGATTATCAATATTTAGAAAAAATTTGATATCAGAAATTAAAGTGCATAGAAAATCGCAATAGGTCAAGTCACCATAAACTTTCATAATATTTCTAAAATCGATATTATGAATGTTTGACATCAAATCCTTGAATTTAAGAGATGCAAATCTTTTAAATTCAAGATTAATATTTCTTTCTAATTTTAAATTTATTTGAATATCTATTTTATTTTGGGAATCATTTCTATATATATTATTTGTGTAACATTGTAAAATATTTTCCAAATTAGTTATTTTTTCAATTACTTGTTTTTTACTGGTACAATCATAGTTTAAAACACAAATAATATCAAACAAAACATAGATAATTTCTCTAATTAGTAAAGTTGATCCTTTGTTATCACATAATAATCTAGAGACTTCAATTTGTAACATAATAATTTCGTAATTATAATATTTGTCAATTAAATTATTATCTTTATTAAGGGGATTCATAGCTCTAATTTTAAGAGCTCGAAGCTTATTTTTGGATTCTCGGCGCTTATTTTTAGTAATTTGATCTTTATTTTTTAAATTATTATGATATTCTCCTATTATAGAGTCAACATGATTATTTTTATAAAGATATATGATAAAATATACAGTTATACGATAAAGTCTAGAAAAAATATTGTTAAAGGAATATTTGATTTCTAAAAAACCGGGGGCTCCCGAAAAAAATTTGTTCATACTGTTTCTTTCCCATAGATCCTTAATATTCTCAAAAAGTTCTATAATGGTGAAATTAGTTAGGTGAACACTTCCATCATAAAAATTTCCCATGTATCTACCAGAATCTTTACTTTCCGGGATTCTAATTTTATAATCATTTTCTGTTTTTAAAATGAATTCTAATAGATCAGTAATCATATTTCTAATGAGTGTAAATTCGTATGAATTAACGCCTAATAATTCGAAAATTTTTTTATCATAAAAATTATCAATATTTGTAAAGATATTGAGATTTTTAAATAAATTACATAAAATTTGGTTATTTTGGTTATTTTTAATTCCAATTTTTAAGGAATAATTTAAAATTGTTTTTAATTTAATATATTGAAATTTTCTAAATTTTGATTTAATATATTTTATTGAACCTAAGTTACTTTGAATATTTATTTTATTTTGAAAAAAATTCCTATTTATATTATTATTTTTATAATAATTTAAGATATTTTCGATATTTGAAATTACTCTAATAGCTTGGTTTTTATCATAGAATTCTTTTTCTAATATTGTGTTAATATCGAATAGAACATAAATAATTTCTCTAATAAATAATGTTGAACCCTTATTATCACATAATAATTTGGAAATTTTAGTTTTTAACAAAATAATATCGGATTTGGAACTTTTTGTGGATTGAGTGCTATTTTTATATTCTCTAATTATTGAATCATTAAAATCATCTTTATAAACATATTTAACAATATTAATAAGTAAGTACTTAAATATTGACAAAATATTATCCAAGTTTTGACAAGTTATTTTGGAATTTATATTATTTGGTAAAATAATGTTTAATTTATTTTTTTCTTTTTTCCAATTTTCTTCAATAGTAGAAAATAGGTCAATAATGGTGTAATTGGTTTTGTGAGAATTACCATCAATATGGTAAATAACGGATTCAGTAACATCACTTATATTTTTGTTTCCCATCATAAAAAAAAAATTACATATAAACTATTTGCCAAATAGTAATAATATTCAATTTTTTCTTAATTTATTAGTCTTGTTCATCAGTCCTAAAGTAAAAAAATATTTGCATGTATTATAGATACAAAATGAGTGAATATCCTAAAAAAACAAACCATAGTATTATAACCAGTACTTTAATTGAAAATTTAAACATTAATAAACGAGCAGGATTATTGAGTTTATGTCAAGCAGAAATAACAATCAATTTAACGATCAAACAATTACATGTTGTTTTAAAAACATTATATGATTGTAAGGAAATAATATTATTAAAAATTACACCCACTGAAGCAACAGATCTACATCGTCATGCGGGACTAATAGAATTAAAATCTAAATTAGATGATCTTGAAAGATTTGTTGACAGTGCAGAAGTGTCTGGGAAAAAAACGATAGTTTCAACACCTTATAAATGTTGTGATAACGATAAACCATGTGATATAATGATTTTTCCACTAACAAGAGGTGTGCATTTGACAGAGAAACCATATTGTTATGATGTTAATAGTCAAAACACAATTTTATATCCAGTTAAAGTTGGTATAAAAGATTTAGATTTATTAACTCTATACATTCAATTACAACAATATGTAAAAAAATGTCGTCCAGTATCCTGTTGTCCAGATACATGTTCTAAAGACTTAAAATCTTATAAATCAAGATATGAGAAGGATGATACTTGTGATAGTGAATTAGCTTCTAGATGTGGGAGCCGATCATATGAACAAGAATCATGCGAATCATTATCTAAAAAATGTCGCAAGTCTTCAAGTTGCAGATCGAAAAAATCATCGAAAAGTTGTAAAACGACAATTTCATTAAAATCTTTATGTTCAAATAAATCATGCCAATCATCTACATCAGTATGTTCAAAATCAAGTAAAGCCTCTTCACAAGATTGTGAAGATAATTGTGAAATAGAATCCTGCGAAGAAAAATCAAAATCAAAACCTTATCCATTAGATAAAGTAGATAATTATTCAAATGGTAAGATTATTTATGAAACTTATTCAAGAATTAATAGAGATTGTAAAAATGAAAAATTATGTTCCAAAACAAATGATATTGACAATGATGTATCATGTTGTAATGTTCCAGTTACTGTTTCTTCAAAAGAAGCATGCGATAGACTAAAATACACAAAATGTACATATATATGGAAGGAAAAATTGGAAATAGCAACAGAAAAGATTGCATCACATATTGACGAATTAAATCAAAAATTATATACTTTAAAAAATTTAAAAGAATATATTGAAGAGGATTATAAAGAAAAAATAAAATTATATGAATGTTTCGATTTTAATTCAAACAATTAATCTAAAAAAATTCAGTAAATTTTAAAAATAATTAAATTTTTTAATTTAATAAAAAATTTAATGGTGGGATCCAAAAATCAAAATTAAATTTAATTGGTCAAATTAAAAATATATTTTTTAATTATGAATTTATTATTTTGAAAATATATGAAATAAGAAATATTAATATGATAGAAAAAAATGAAAAAAAAATTACATATGTATTACGTTATAAAATATCCATACATAGAAATGAATGAAGATAAATTCCAATATCAAAATATATATTTTTGTAATGATCTTATTGATATTTTGTTAAATACAAATCTATTAGAATACTTTGGATTAAATAAGCCGATTTTTATTAATATTAATTTGTATTTTTTATCGGCATGTCAACATACTAATATAAAAATTGTCAAATATCTAATTGAAAATTACAAAATTGATGTTAATTATAAAGACAAATTTGGTAGTAACTGTTTATTCTATGCTTCATGTAATAACGATATTAACATATTAAAATATTTAATGACAAAATATAAGTTTGATATTAATATCAAAAATAAAGAAAACCAAAACTGTTTAATGTTTGCATGTTGTGCAAACAAGAAATATTTTAGTGATTTAATCAAATCAAATATGCGAGGAAATCTAATATACCTTTACAGAAATAATAAGAAACCAATTAATACAAATTATTCGAATAATTTAAACATTATCAAATATTTGATTGAGGATTGTGGAATTAATGTTAATTATGTTGATAAAAAATTAAGGAATTGTCTTACATACGCATGTTGGTACAACAATAATATAGATGTGATAAAATACTTAATAGAAAAATGCAAGATGGATGTAAATTTAAAGGATATTTATGGGAATAATTGTTTAATGTTAGCATGTTGTTATAATTTAAATCTTAATATAATTAAATATTTAATTGAAGAATGCAAAATGGACACAAATGCAAGAAATAATTTTAATGATAATTGTCTATTAATGGCTTGTGAAAATAATAAAAATATTAACATAATTAAATATCTAATAGAAGATTGTAAAATTTCCACAAATATAAAAAATACCAATAATAGTAATTGTCTATTATTAGCTTGTGAAAATAATGAAAATATTAATGTCATAAAATATTTAATCGAAGATTGTAAAATGTCTACAAATATTAAAAATAAGGAGAACAATGATTGTTTATTATTAGCCTGTAAAAATAATAAAAATATCAATATTATTAAATATTTAGTCAATGAATGCAAAATGGATATTAATATAAAGAATAATAGAGGTGATGATTGTTTGTTACAAGCTTGTAGAAGTAATTTTGATATTAATATAATTAAATATTTAATCGAAGAATGCAAGATTGACACAAATTTAAGAAATAAATTTGGTGATGATTGCTTATTATTAACATGTTGTAATAATCCAGACATAAATGTAGTAAAATATCTGATTGAAGAGCGCAAAATTTCAGTAAATATTAAAAATAATTGTGGCAATAATTGCTTACTTTTAGCATGTTGGAATAATTCAAATATTGATGTAGTTAAATATTTAATTGAAAATTGTAAAATTGCCATTGATATTAGGAATGACAATAATGATAATTGTCTATTATTTGCTTGCAAAAATAGAAAAAACATTAATATTGTCAAATATTTAATCGAAGAACATAAAGTGGATCTTAATATCAAAAATAATAATTATGATAACTGTTTATTATCAGCTTGTAGAGACAATAGGGATATTAATATGATAAAATATCTAATCGAAGAATGTAAAATGGACATAAATTCAAGGAATATTATTGGTGATAATTGTCTATTATTAACATGTTGTAATAATTTGGATATTGATGTAGTAAAATATTTAATTGAAGATCTTAAAATTTCCACAAATATTGAGAATAATTATGGTAATAATTGTCTAATACTTGCATGTTACAATAATCCAAATGTTAACATAATCAGATATTTAATTGAAGATTGTAAAATGTCTGTTAATAAAAAAAATAAAAATAATGATGATTGCCTACTATTAGCCTGTAGAAACAATTCGAATATTGATGTTATTACATATTTAATTGAAGAGTGTGGAATGGATATTAATTTGAAAAATGATCGTAATAATAATTGTTTACAACTGGCATGTTATAATAATTCAAATATTAATATAATTAAATATCTAATCGAAGATTGTAATATTAATATAAACGTCAAAAACGATAATGGTGATAATTGCCTATTATTAGCATGTAATAATTCAAATATTAATATAATTAAATATCTAATTGAAGAATGTAAAATGGACATAAACTTTACAAACAACAATAATGAAAATTGTCTACTATTAGCCTGTAAAAATAATAAAAACATTAATGTTATTAAATATTTAGTCGAAGATTGTAAAATGGATATAAATATAAAAAATAAGAGTAACGAAAATTGCTTATTATTGGCCTGTAGAAGCAACTCGAATATTGACATGATTAAATATTTAATTGAAGATTGTAAAATGAATACAAGTATAAGAAACATGGTTGGTAATGACGCTCTATTATTAACATGTGATGGTAATCCAGATATTAACGTAGTAAAATATCTAATTGAGGATTGTAAAATTCCCATAGATATCGAGAATAATCATGGTAGTAATTGTTTGATATTAGCATGTCGGAATAATCCAAATGTTAATGTAATTAAATATTTAATTGAGGAATGCAAAATTCCCACAAATATAAAAAATATCGAAGGTAATAATTGCTTATTATTAGCTTGTGAAAATAATAAGAATATTAACATAATAAAATATCTAGTTGAAGATTGCAAAATGGACGTAAAAACAAAAAATAACAACAATGATAATTGTTTATTGTTAGCCTGTGAGGGAAATGATAATAATATTACTATTGTCAAATATCTAATTGAGGAATGTAAGATAGATACAGATAGTAAAAATGATGAAGGTGATAATTGTCTATTATTAGCATGTAAAAATGGTCATAATGCTGATGTTATAAAATATTTAATTGAGGAATGTAAAATGGATACACAATATATAAATAAACAACATGGTTGTGATTGTTTAATTATAACATGTTATAGCTATTCAGATATTAACATAGTTAAATACCTAATTGAAAATTGTAAAATGGATGTAAATGTTAGAAATAATGACAACAATAATTGTTTATTAATGGCATGTAGTAATAACCAAAACCTTGATATAATCAAATATTTAATTAAAGATTGCAAAACTGATATAAATCTAAAGAATATTGATGATGAAAATTGCTTATTATTAGCTTGTGAAAATAATCCAAATGTTAATATTATAAAATATTTAATCAATGAGTGCGAAATGGACATAAATGTCAAAAATAAATACGGAGACAATTGTCTATTGTTGGCATGTTTTGATAATGTATGTCTTGATGTTATTAAATATCTGGTTGAAGATTGCAAGATGGATATAAATGTTAAAAATAGTAATAATAATAATAATTGTTTATTACTAGCATGTTATAATAATCCAAATATAAAAATAATTAAATATCTAATAGAAGATCGTGGAATAAATATAGATTCAAAAAATATTTGTGATGAAAATTGTTTGTTGTTAGCTTGTAAAAATAATTCAAATATCAATATCATAAAATATCTAATTGAAGATTATAAAATAGATATTAATATCAAAAATAGTAATGGGGACAATTGCTTATTATTAGCATGTCGTGATAATCCACAAATTAAAATTATTAAATACTTAATTGAGGACTGCAAAATGGATATAAATATAAAAAATAATGATATGAATAATTGTTTACAATTAGCATGTCGTTACAATTCAAATGTCAACATAGTTAGATATTTGATCGAAGAATGTAAAATGGACATAAATTTTATAAATATTAGTAGAAATTGTTTGTCTTTAGCTTGTATGAACGAAAAAAAAACTAATATAGTTAAATATTTAATAGAAGATTGTCAAATGAACATAAATAAATTATCCATCGAAGAAATTAGTAATAGCAATATTGATTTCTTGAAAAAAACTGGTTATATAAATTTTATAGAAAATAGTGACAAATCTAGTTTAATTAATAATATTATCACAATAAATGATTTTAGTAAAGAAAATATTAAAATCATAACTAATTATATTATTGATAACATTTTAAAAGGTGATTTGATAACTTCTGAAGATTTTTTCAAAAAAATTGATTATGATGATTTAATAATTTTAGCAAATGGGATTAAAATTAATCTACCTATTGAAAATATAAGGCCAATTGATACCCTATCAAATCATGAATTTTTTAGTATGTTCAATTATGATAATATTTTTCATATTTGTATTAATGATATAAAATATGTTGTAAATAAAAAGATAATGTATGAAAATAGTCTCACAATAAGAAAAATGATTGATTCGAAAATGTCGGATAATAAGGATATTTCTTTGGAAATTCCTGATATTGGATCCAATATTATTAATATGTATATTAGTATATGTTATGGACATAAAGATATTGTTGAATTTTTAGATTATGAAGAATTAATAGATTTATTATTGGTAATAGATATGCATCCCTTAAATAATTTTAAATTGGAGGAATTACAATATTATATTCACCAAAAATATATCAAAAATGATAAATATGATGAAATTTTGAGAAATATTTGCAAAAAATATGAATTAAGATATTTAGTACCAAGACTATATTCACGATAATTATAATAAATTTTAATAATTAATTTTTTTATTATTTTGAAAAACAATAAAAATATGGAAGATTACTCTTGATGTTTAAATTATATTTATTCTAAGAGAATTACACGCTGAATCACATAATTATATAATTTTGTGACCAAATTATTTTGGTATTATAAACAAACAACAAAATGATATAATTCTATGATTTGGTGTGTGATTTGACTAGAAAATAACTAATGAAATTTCGCGCTGAATTACAGAATTATATAATTTTGTGACTAAATTGTTTTGATATTATAAATAAACAACAAAATGTTATAATTCTGTAATTTGACGCGTGAATTGACTAGTGAATATACTAATAGAATTGCGCGCCAATGCTGGTAACTTAAGGATTTTATAGATCATTTACGTTGTTTTTTTTTATATTTTTACTATTTTTTTCCAAAAATTATTTTAAATCATTAATAATATTATATTTTCGTTTTTCTTGAATTATTTTTATTTTCTTTCATTTTTATATTAATGAATAGATTATTTTATTATAAGNATATTATTAAAGACTTTTC